AGTCTGTACTGTGTAGAAAGCAAAAGTTTTTCCCCAACCAAGTTTATTTAGGACTCATCAGACATCTTTGAAAAATCATTAATCTTTTCAAACTTCAGTGTTCGCAAGAACTTATCGACTAAAATGTCTCCTTTATGTGAGATAACAAAGACATTAGTATCCTTTCCAAGACCACGAAGAATCTGAAGAAGTTCTCCAGTACCAGAAGCATCTAATGAACTATCAAATACTTCATCAAGAATAAGTAAGTTAGTAGCAACACTATTTTTCATACGAGCAACTTCACGCCATGTGAACAATAATGCCAAATCAATCTTTTGCTTCTCACCTTCAGAGAACGATGCGTAAGAAAACTCATCTCTGAAACGACTCTTAATAACTTCATTAAACTCTTCATCAAGAGTAAAGTTAACAAAGAAGTCCATCGATTGAAGATACTTGTTAATTAGTTGATTGAAGATAGGAATATATTTTTTGATGATCCTACTCTTAATTCCAGAATCTTTGAGTAAGGAAGCAATGACTTGAAACTCATCTAATTGTTGGCTAACTGCTGCACAATCGGATTCTGTTTTTGCATACTCATCTTGGACATTTTGTAAATGTTCCCTCTCTTTATCAATGTTAGGAGTATGTTCCTGTAACTTTACAAGTTCATCTTTAATGCGAAGATTCTCAAACTCTAGTCTAACATAATCACGATCAAGTGCAGAAAGATTACTAGAAAGTTCTTTAAGTTTCATAGACTGCTCAGAAATCTCAGATATAATCTGAGATGCATCAGCAACATCTACATTAAATTGCACAATTTCTTCTGCAACTAGTTTGCCTGAATGTGTTAATGTAGTAATTTGGTCATCTTTAAAAGTGCCACTAATGTCTTGTGTACATGTAGGACATACATCATGCCCCTTAAAAAATTTCAGATCTTTGGAAATAATTTTTAGTTGAGATTTTCTATCCGACTGACCTTGACGCAAAGATGATAAAGTTTTTGCTGCAGCATCATAGTCACCGATTTTACTTTCTGTATCTTTAATATCTTTCTCTACAATATACTTATCTTCATGTACCTTCTTCATGAAAGAAAGATTCTCATCATACTTTTTCTGTTTCTCTTCTTGACGATTCTGATTAACTTCTTCAAGAGAGTTGATTAGTTTTTTCTGAGCATAGACTTTGCCTTCAGCAAGAGTCAACATGTGAGAACAATCTTTACTTTGACCCTGTGATGCACGAATACGATCTTTCAAAAGACCATTCATATTCGAGAAAATATTAATATCAAGCAAGTCTTCAATCACCTCTCTCCTGTGAGAAGCAGCAAGTTGCATGAAGGGGACAAATGTACTAGACCCAAGAATGACTACTTGAGTAAATGACTTATAGTTAAGTTTGAGTACAGATTGTTCAAGATATTTTTGTGTGTCCTTGGTAGCAGCATCCTGATCAACCAGTTTATTATTCTTGTAAAGTTCAAACGCATTTGGTTTAATGCCTCTGAACACACGATACTCTTCCTTACCAATACTAAAGGTAACTTCCACTTTAGCATCTTTCTCGTTGATGCTATTGACTAGTTGAGGTTTGTTTATCTTACGGAATGCCTTTCCAAACAAAGCAAAACACAGGGCATCCAACATAGTGGACTTCCCTGCGCCATTAGAACCTACAATAAGAGTTGAGGATGACTCACAAAAGTCAATCTCAGTCCACTGATCTCCTGTTGAAAGAAAGTTTTTCCAGCGGATAGTTTCAAATGTAATCATTACGGGGGGATAATCAGATCATCTTTTTCAATAACGGAATAACTATATCCGTATGTGTTACAGTTGATAGCAACAACGTCTTTGTCAACTTCAAAAATTTCTAGTTCATCTTCATAATCATCGGCAAGTAGTAGTTGTACATACCGTTCTGCGTCGTCTCGATCTTCAAACACAGTGACAGTTTTGATTGAATCTTTGCTAGTTACAGCATAGATACCGCCTGAGTTTATGTCTGTTAAAACGAACATTAGATTTCAGATGCTTCCATGTATAGAGATCTCATTAGATTCTTAATATTAGATTTACTAACCTTAAGATCTATTTCATCTATGTAGTTATCTAGAAGAGTCATAGTATCTTCGGTTTCCAACACCGAATCACTAGATACTTCTGCATTAAGATCTTCGATGATTTTTAAATCACCAAGAGACATTCCTTGAAGTTGATTGACCGTGTAATCAAACTTTGCATAGTCTCCTTTCTCTTCTACGATTAGTTTGACATATGCTCCTTGTAGTTCGCTAGAGTCTGGCAAACTTACACCATTATTATAATACACTTTATAGAAAGTGTCAAATGGATTTCTAATAAAAGTTGTCTTCAGAGTATCGGTATCAAATACATGAAACCCTCTTTTACATCCATAGTCATTCCAATACAACTGATAAGGATTACCCAAGTAATACACATTACCTTTATTGGATTTCATGTGGTAGTGTCCAGAAAATACTTTCTTAAATTTTGAGAATGTATTCTTGTCCATACCATGTTGCATTACATGACCAGGATGTGCTTCAAAACCATTGAGTTCTAGATGACCCATGCATACTTTTGCTTCAGTACTTCCTATTTCTTCCAGAACTTCTGCACGATTTTCATCGCAAATCCAAGGGAGAAGGAGTATAGAAAGACCACCGAAAACAGCAGTGGTAGGTTTGGTATGTACTCTGATGTTGTTGTATTCTCCAAGTAACTCACTTGGGGCGTTAACTCGTAGAGTATTCTTGTAATAAATATCATGGTTTCCTACAAGCATATCCATCGTAACACCCATCTCTTGAAGAGGTGTAAACCACATCTCTTTTGCTGCTTCCAGCGACATAAAGTTGATGGAACGTCTCTTATCAAAGGTATCACCCAGACAAATAACATTTTTAATATTATGTGCGTCTATGTATGGTACAACTACATTGGTATAAAATTTTCTATAACTCTCAATAAAATACTGATTGTCGTTACGAACACCAAAGTGCTGGTCCGTAATCAATAAGATCTTCATCGTTTCGAGTTCATCTCCACACGGGACTTGATCTGATTATACCCCGAATCAACATCTCCGTCAATACTAAAGACATGTTCATAACCAGATTTCTCTAGAATCTTATCTTTAATTTCCATCTGTCTTTTTTCTTTTTGAATCCTTCTCAAGAATGCATAGTATACAATCTGTGTAAAGTATGCAAACGGATTCTTGGATTTTTCAGGATCAAAATTGTTAATATATTGAATACAATTTTCAATACCATCACAAATCATATCTTCCTTATACATGTAGTTAATAAAGTTAGGACGATATGAAAGGTGAGTTGCAATCTTCAGAAAGCATCCACCAATGTAATTATTCACTCTGGGTTTCTTAGGACTATCCCACTTCTTAAGAGCTTGCACCTGTTTGTTATGAGGAAGATCTAGAAATCCAGGAATCTCTTGCTCTGCTACAGAAAGAAGTTTCTTTTTATATACAATTATTGCAGCAAGAAACTCTTGATTATCAACGTAATGTTGTTTTTGTTTTTTAACAGGCGTTTTCATATGGTATCTGCTTTGTTAATATTATAACATACTTGACAGAATCGTCAAGTCTCTGTATAATAACCTTGTGGAGGTTCAGAGAACTACTAGCTTCTATAAATCTTCTCTAAGAGTTTTCTTGCTTCATCAATTTTACCTAGGTAACCCATCTCGGGTTCTAGTTCTACTTTGGTTTTGGATGACTTCTCGTCATCTTCACTAAGAATAAAAGCTTCGTATAAGTATGAAACTTCTTTACTCATTGAGGTAACAGTAAGGATATCCTTCTCGCGTAAAATGAAGAAGTCCTCATTAGAAAACTGCATCCATTTTGAAAATCCCACTCCACGAATCATTTTCCCTTCTTCAAGTTCTTTATGAATGACTTGGGTGCAAACAGGATCTTGGAGAAAAACTAAGGTTTCACCCTCATCTTCTGTAAGCACTGCTTTACCTAAAACTTCCTCACCATTAAGAAGTTTGAAAACTCCGTAGAATTCTTCATCATGTCTTGCGTAATTAATCATAAGTTTTTAAGTTGACATCTATGATTTCATAATTAAATTTTTCTTGATTGTATACTTTAACTCTTTCCATTAAATGGTTGAGTGTATAGTTGTTACCTCTATCGGTAGAGATATCATCAGCAATATCATATAATGTTGCTTGAGATTTATTTTCGCCTTTCCTTAGAACACGACCAATAGATTGTAGGTTGCGAACTCTGGACTTTGAAGGACTTGCGAAGATAACGTTGTGTAGGTTTTTAATGTTGATGCCTGTAGAAAAAGTACCATAAGAAGCAACAATGATTGCATTGTCAGACTTTTCAGTTAGTAGTCTGATGTCTTCGCGGTCACTAACATCTACACCACCATGTACAAAATGTACTGGTCTTTCGGTGTAACTATTTATCATCTCATAAAGAGGCACCCCATGACGCTCTACATAGTTGAATAACACTAGAGTATTTCCTTTCAAGTCACAAGCAAGATTGCGAATAAATTTGTTCCTACTTTCATGCTCCACAAGGTATCCGATCTCATCTTGATAACCTTCAAACAGTTTCTCTTCATGTTTTACTAGAACAATTTTTACTTTCAACTTAGCAACATGTCCTTCTTGCATTAGTTGTGCAGTTCTTGTAACCTGTGAGCACCTACCAAATACACCTTCCAGAACTAATTGATTGACATTTGCACCATCAA